TCCAAAGGTAACAGAAGCAACAGTAAGTTCAGCAATACTTCTTGATGATCGGTATCACAAAGCATTTGAGGAGTACTTGGACGCAAAAAGCAGTCTTAATGCAGCACAAGACATTGTAAACAGACTTTACAGTTGCACTTCAACTATGGAAGAAAAGAAATCTGCATTAGAACAGCTTGTCAGATTGCTCAATCAACAATACTTCAGCACTCCAAATGAGCCAAGAGACTTATCACAAGAATATCATAAAAAAGTAAAGGAAAATAAAAACAATGCAAAAGAAAAAATTAAAAGAAGGAGAAAATAAAACTTATGGGAATAATGGAAAGCTTATTGATTTTAGCAGGAATTGTTTTCGGAAGTATGTTTTTATCTATGTTATCATTTATAGTCACAAAATGTGTTTGTGATGCTAAAAACAATTCAAAATTGAGTTTTTTGAAACATTTAAAAGAAATGGAGGAAATTGACAATGACAACAAAGAGTAGAGAGAAAACAAGAGAAAAAGTCAAGAAGAAAGCAAAGAAAAGTATGGAGAGAGGAGGAAATCAAATGCTTGCAGTACCAGAAGGCACGAGCTTCTGGGCTCCTAGCAAGAAAAAGCACACGATCGACATTCTTCCTTACGAAGTTACAGCAAAAAATCATCCAGTAGCAGACAAAGGAGAATACTGGTATCAAAGAAATTACTTTCGACACTTCAATGTTGGGGTAGATAACAAAGCATTTATCTGTCCAAAGACAATCAGAAAACCCTGTCCTATTTGTGAATACGTAAAAGAACTGAAAAATAGCGACTCTGAAGAAGACACTCAGCTTGCAGAGGACATGAAAGCTAAAGAACGATCACTAATGAATGTGATTGACCTTGAAGATTCTGATAAAGGAGTACAACTGTTCGAATACAGTTACTACAACTTTGAAGTGACTTTAGACGAGGAAATCAATGAAGCAGATGAAGAAGATGCAGACTTCTTCTTTCTGAAAGATGGCAGAACGCTTGAAGTAAAATTCAAACACAAAAAGCTAGGTAAAAATACATTCTATGAAGCCGCATCAATAGACTTCAATGAACGTGATGAAGACTATGATGAAGACGTTCTGGAAGATGTGTATGACTTAGATCAACTTCTGGTTATTAAAGACTATGAAACTATTCAAAAAACACTGTTTGATATGACCGACAACGAAGAGGATGATTCTGAGAGTGATGATTCTGACAGCGAAGACAAGGAAGAAAAGCCAAAGAAGAAAGGAAAGAAATCTTCAAGTAAGAGCAAGAAGTCAGAAAAGAAGAAAGAGAAAGATGAGGATGAAGACAGCGATGAAGATAGTGATGAGGATAGTGATGGTGACGATGAAGAGAAAGGAAAGTCAAAATCTAAAGGAAAGTCAAAATCTAAAGGAAAGAGTAAGAGCAAAGAAAAGTGCCCACATGGAGGACAATTTGGAGTAGATGCTGGTGAGCTTGACGAATGTGATGAATGTGATCTTTATACTGATTGTGAAGACAAACGAATGGAAAATGAAGATGAATAATTACTAAACTATGGGAGAGGATATTTATTCTCTCCCATTATTTTGTTACATGATAGGAGTTGAACAAATGGCTGCAAAAAGAAAATCAAAAAAAGAAAACACAGAAACACAGAAAAATTCAACTGGATTGCTTCCAACAGGATGCACACTTCTTAACTGCATATTATCAGACAATGTATATGGGGGATACAGAGAAGGTTCTATTGTAAATCTCATTGGTGATAGTAGTGCTGGAAAGAGCATCCTTGCACACACAACATTCGCAGCTTTAAATACAGATGGGTTTGATGAGTATGAATTTATTTATGATGACGCAGAAGCTGGTGCTGCTTTTGACATGAAAAAACTTTTTGGAGAAAGCACAGCAGAAAGAATAAAAGCGCCTAGATATGATGAAGAGGGATATCCTGTTGTGTCGGATTGCATTGAAGATTTTCATATGCACGTTAAGGACTTGTTAAGTAAAAAAACTCCTTTTGTGTATATACTCGATTCCTTTGATTCATTAGATGCAGATGCAGATAGAGAGAAAATTGAAACTGCTTTGAAAAAGAGAAAGAAAGGAGAAGATACATCAGGAAGTTATGGAACTGCAAAAGCTAGAAAATCAAGTGACATTTTGAGAAATATTAGACTAGAATTGAAAAAGACAAACTCCTTACTCATTATTATTTCCCAAGTCAGGGACAATTTGAATGCTGGAAACATGGGATCTCCTAAAACAAGAAGCGGTGGCAAAGCATTGAAGCATTACTCTTGGCAAGAAATCTGGTTGTATTTAAGCAAGAGAATCAAGTCTAAAGAGAGAGTGATTGGAGTTGAATCAATTCCAAAAATTGGAAAAAACAGAGAGACAGGAAAAATCAGAGAGGGGAAATTTCCAATTTATTACGATTTAGGAATTGATGATGTAAGTGCAAATATTGATTTTCTACTTGATGAAAAGCATTGGACAAAAACAAAGCAAACAATAACTGCTCCTGAGTTTGATTTTGAAGGAACAAAAGCAAAACTGATTTCTTATATTGAAAACAACAATTTGGAAAATCAACTCAAAGATGTTGTACAAGAATGTTGGAACAACATTGAGGAATCTCTGAAACTAGATCGTAAAAAACGATTTGAATAAATTGTTATTTAAGAGGAGTAAAGCATAGATACAAGAACAGGATAGAGAAATAAAAGAGAAGGATAACTTATGACAAAAGAATACACTTTTTCAGCTAGCATCACAATTTCTGCTACAACTGAAGTAGAGGCAGAATCCTATGAAGAAGCTTTGGCTAAAGTACAGGACAGGGAGCCAGAGCTTATTATTTCTCAAGGAGAAATAGATGAAGATTGGATAGTGGGAGAAATTGATGGTGAACCTACTAACATTCGATTAGACGAATACTAATTTATAAGGAGGAACACTATGGACATAAGATATGAAAATGCAGGAAATGACATAATTGAAATTGTTGAAAGTGTGAAAGATGAAAATTTCAAGAATTTAAAAAAAGCAAACATACTAACCATCATTGATAATAAACGAAAGAAAGTGCAAGGAACTTATAGACAAGCAGAAATCAAAGCAACAAATGAGCTGGATAAATTTCTCACTATGGAATCCATAAAAAACGGTTATGATTTCGTTATCATTCTTGATAGAGCATTAGTTGAAGAAGCAGATGAGGAAGATTTGAAACGAGTTATTTTTCATGAGTTATGCCATGCAGTCATTGAAAACGGAAAACCGAAAACAGTCCCGCATGAAATAGAAGGCTTCCATAGAGAACTAACATACAATCAAGATGATCCTGATTGGAAGTATCGTCTTACTGAACTTATGCACGAATATTATGATGCATAGAAAGGATGTTGTATGAAAACTTTACTTATAGATTCAAACTATCTTTGCTACAAGGCCAAGCTGACGACAGGATTTTTAGAATTCAATGGTATGCAAACAGGAATTATGTTTGGTTTTTTCAATCAACTAATTAAGGCGGCAAAAAAGATTGAGCCTGATAACGTAGTCTTCTTTTGGGATAGCAAACAGAATAAGAGAAAGGAAATCTATCCTGATTATAAGAAACGTAACAAAGACCAAACAGAAGAAGAAAAAAAAGAATGGGAAGCAGCTTTTCAGCAGTTTAATCAAATTTCCCAAAGCATTCTGCCTCAGCTTGGCCTCTATAATAATTTTCATCAAAAAGGTTACGAATCTGATGATTTAATTGCACAGTACACAATGAATAAATCAAAAAAGGAGGAGATATATGTAGCAACAAGTGATGATGATATGCTTCAACTGCTTGAATACTGTTCTATATTGAATCTTGGAAAAGACATTACAATGACCAAAACCAAGTTCATTGAAGAATATGAACTTCATCCTGAACAATGGGCTTCAGTGAAAAAGATAGCAGGATGCAATTCAGACAATGTTCCAGGAGTTTCAGGAGTTGGTGAAAAAACAGCTATTAAGTATCTCAAAGGTGATCTCAAAAAAACATCCAAAATTTATCAACGCATTAAGGAAAGTTCTGATTTGATCAAATTCAATGAACAGCTTGTTGTACTTCCATTTGAAGGAACAATGGATGTACAAAATCAAATCACTAACAATGAATTTTCAATGCGTGAGTTTTTGAGATTTTGTCGGGAATATGGACTATTTTCATTCAGAAAAGATAAAAAGAAAGATGAAATCAGAAAACTATTTGAAAAATAAAAAAGGAGGAAAACATGAAGGAAAACAATTTGGAAGATTTAATCGAAGAAATCGAAAACAGAATGGGAGAAATGGAAGAAAACTTGTCAAAATCTGTAAACAATGCCTCTGCTGCACGCAGAGCAAGAAAGAATTCATCTGATTTGGAAAAGCTGTTCAAACAATTTAGAAAGGATTCAGTTGCACATCACAAAAAAGACTAGCTATGCATTTTGGGAGCGGATTACAAGCCCGCTCCCATTGTTATAGGAGTGACATTATGGGAAGTAATAAAGGTTCTCCTTTTGAAAGAGAAATTGCTGTTGAACTATCGAAATGGTGGACAGAAAATGAACGTGAAGATGTATTCTGGCGCAGGGATTCTGGTGCTAGAGCAAAAACAAGATCAAGACAAGGTAAAAACACATTCGGTGCACACGGAGATATTAATGCAGTAGATCCTATTGGACTTCCGCTTACAAACATTTGTACGATTGAATTAAAAGTAGGATATGGAAAATGGTCATTCCTAGACATACTAGATAGACCAAAAATGAAAGCAAACCAAAAAAATAAAACCCTCCAAACATTCGAATGTTTCATGCAACAAGTGTGTGAAGATGCTGAAGCAGCAAACACATTTCCTGTTTTAATTACAAAAAGAGACAAAAGACAAAAAACAATTGTTATTCCAATAAAATTGTTCAAAGAAATTGAAGAATATTACGGAAGATACAATCACTTCAGAATTTGGATTTCCGAAGATGATGAAGTTCCTTGTCCTTTCTATGCAATCAATTTTGAAAAATTTCTCGATTGGTGTGATCCTGAATTTTTTATAACTAAATCATCTGATGGGAGTAAACATGGTTCAAGCGAAAATAATAATCAAAGAAAACGAGGAAAATCCAAAAAAGCTAGCTGATGTTGAGTTTGATTTTGGAGATGCAACAAATGAAGAAATCAATCAATCTCCAGTAGGCGACATTATTGATACAATATTAGATGCACTTCAAATTGACGAAGTTGATTCTTACTCAACAGAAGGAGAAAATTATGGGCAAAGGTTTTGGAATTGACACTAAAATGAAAAAGAAAAGAAAACGCAAAAAGAAATCTTCTGAAAATACAGAACAACAAGAAAAGAAGAAGAAATGTACACTTTCAATGATTCCTGTTCATGAAAAATATCCACCAAGAAGTGATACATTATTAATTACATGGGAAGATAG